TCAAGATTTTTCTCGCAAAGCTGGATATAATTTTTATAGCCAAAATCACAATAGTCGTTTTCCTGTTACAGCGATTACTTCAACAAAGCCTGGCCAAATTTTGCAAAAAGATGGAACCTTGACCGATCAAAGGGACAGTCCGGGATCTTTTGGTGACTTGGGATATATTGCTATCAATAATTTTTACGAATTGCCAACATATAAAGATACTTCTGCTACATCATATCCCAATTTGATGTATTATCAGCTCCGCTGGTGCAAACATATTTACGCGGCTATGTTTTCTTTGCTCCATGACGAAGGAAATACTCCGATTAACATTGCCGCTACGTATTCTTTATCAGGTCCTAATATTACTGTTAATGCTCCAGGTCATGGATTAGAGGTAAACTCTAAAGTTCAATTAGATTTCAGCAGTGGAAATGCGATATCGGGTCAATATACAGTTTCTTCGGTTCCTAACGCAGATCAATTTGTTGTTGTATACCCTTTTAGTAGTACTTCAACTGGTTATTGCTCGGTAAGTAATATCAAAGAACATGAATATGTTGGTGCTTGGTTGCTTGAGCCAAGCGATAAGCCGGTGGGCGATGATTTGGATGCTTTTTACCGAAATTTTGACAAAGAACTTAAAAAATTGAAGAAAGCCGCTGAGAATCTTGAGGTAACAAGGCAATCCTGGGAGCAAGGCGTAAAATGGGTCGGTACAGGTGGTGTTATTGGTGCTGCAAACTTACCGGAGCAAGTTGCAAATTACAATCCTCAGCTTGTAACCATGCTGGTTACCGATTCAATTCGTCGGTCTTCAACAAATGAACTAGATCGGGACGGAACTCAAGTTAATACGACAAACCGGATGATTTCCATCATTAGTAAGTTGTTAAACTTGACCCCTCCCTTGATTCAAGATGCTAAATTTGGCATGTTGGACAGGCCTTTGATTAATTATGTCTCTAATTTTGAGTTTGGCTTGATTCAAGGTGGCATTTATCGCAATGGTGCTCCAATTGAATCGCCTTCTTCTCTTAGTATTATTGATTGCGATACTTACTCACCATTAACCAGTCAAGATACTGTAATTGACGCTGGTTTTTACGTTAATATCTAACTATGGCAACTCAAATCCTTTCTCGTCGGTCTGATATCTTGTTTGACAGACCCTTTCCAATTCGTTTGGGCCTTGCGGAGCTGTCATTAAATATCAACGTTGGTGACCCTGGGCTTTATTTTGCCGATAACACGACATCACCTTCTACCGGTTTGATTAAAGTTGGACCCACTTTCATTGGTTCCACCCCACCGAATACTCCCGCCGTAGGTTATACGTCTTTTAGTAAGGGGGAGTCCTGGTTGGACACTTCTAGTACATATATTCACAAATTATTTGACGGATCCTCCTGGCAGACTCCTAAGGCCGTGGCATCAATAGGAAATGGTAAACCGGTTAACCCGACTAATGGGCAGCTGCACTATGACAAACTAATCCCTGGTCTTTTTATTTATGATTCAAGTATCTCTGCTTGGTCTGCAGTTTAATTGGGACGACTGGCATTTAAAATATGATCCAAAATTCGATCAAGTTTGTTGTGGACGGCTTGGATTTCACGAAGGAAATCTTCCTTTAGTACATAGTCGTGGATGACGCGATCTTGGAAATTATCAAGTTCCTTTTCAAGCGCTTCAAATCTTCGTTCGATTTTCTTGTTAAAATTGGCGAGTGCCCGATTGAGGCCAGCAAAAGCTCCTGTGGCACCCGAAAGGATGGCTAAAATTAATTCGGGTGTCATCCCACCAGTCTTTTTTATTATTCTAAGGGATTTAACAACTTAGAATTAAAATTAACCGAGAACCAGGCAATGACGGCCACCTACGATGAAAATATAGTAGGCGCCATAGAAGTACTGGTTGATTTAATGATGGGGAATGGTTTTGTAATGTCACGAGAACCGTATGCCCCTAATTATCGTGGTTTAGTTGATGCCCTAATTGACTTAAAAGAGGGATTCCCGGTCTTTGTTCCCACACAATTAGGTTTTAATGCCCAGGCTGGAGAAAATGTTTCGCAAGGTCAAGCAGTTTATATTGATCACTCGAATGGTTTTGTTTATAAGGCTATAGCTAACGGTACAGAAGACCAGGCCCATGTTGCGGGCTTTGCAAATCAAACAAAAACAACCGGCCAGATTGTACCAGTTTTAATTGCGGGTATTCTCCCTACAAGTGGGTTGGATGTTGGTGATCACTATTACCTCTCCGCTTCTTCTGCGGGTTCAATTACCAATATTTCACCCAGTGGAGCAGGCAATTATGTTGTTTCAGTGGGCCAAGCAGTAACTGCTGACCAGCTTTCTATCCAGCTGGAGCCTACCATTAAATTAAGTTAAATCATGGCAACTAGAAAAGCTCTTGCCCTGGTTAGTGGGCTTCTTCAAGAAATTAATACCCCAACTGATAAGGTTGATTTTGCTGGTAACACCACAACAGATCTAGCTGAAGGTACAAATCTTTACTACACGACTGCTCGTTCGCGTGGTGACATTTCAGTAGTAAATAGCGGGACCGGCTATGGATCTTTAGCGTATAACTCGTCTACTGGCGCCATTACGTATACGGTTGTTACCGACGCTAATATCCGTGGTTCTTTATCTGTTGCTGCTGGTTCCGGCCTAACTTACAGCAGTTCCACGGGTCAGTTTGGTACCAGTGCAATCCCAAACTCGCAGCTGGCCAATAGTTCCGTCACTCTTGGGTCCACATCCGTCTCTCTTGGTGCGACAGCAAGCAGCATTGCAGGGCTCACCAGCCTTAGTTCCGCAACACTGGTTGCCGGCGGTGCCGCAGGGGCTGCTAATACCATTCAGCTGGATACCACCGGCATCATCTTTGAAGGTTCAACAGCTGATGCTTTTGAGACTACGCTTACGGTTACAAACCCAACCGCAGATCGAACAATTACACTGCCTGATGCGACAGGCACGGTTGCTCTTTTAAACTCGTTAAGCGTAACCAATAGTGGCACCGGTTACGGATCAATCAGTTACGATAACGTTACAGGCGTTCTCACCTATACCGTTGTTACCAATGCCAACATTAGAGGAGCTTTTACTGCTTCTACAACTGGTACCGGTTATGGTTCGCTCACTTACAACAGTTCGACTGGTAATTACGATTTTGCTGTTGTCACTAATGCCAATATTCGTGGCTCTCTCAGCGTCGCTGTAGGTTCTGGTCTTACTTACAGCAGCAGCACTGGTGAGTTTGGTACCAGTGCAATCCCTAATTCTCAGTTAGCCAACTCCAATATTCAACTAGGTTCTACCTCTATTGCTTTAGGAAGTAGCACTAATACTGTTGCTGGTTTAACTTCTATTACTGCAACAACGGTCTATGCCGGTTCGCTTGGTACGGCAAACTCTGTTTACCTAGATAGCACCACTGGCTCCATCACCTATGAAGGATCAACATCTAACGCATTTGTTACCAAGTTAGTCGTTACCGATCCAACCGCCAATCGTACTGTTACGTTCCAGGATGAGACAGGTACGGTTGCACTGAGTACGAATAAGTTATCGTTTTTCTCTGCTACAACGTCCGCTGAACTGGCTGGGGTTATTAGTGATGAGACTGGTAGTGGCCTGCTGGTATTTGCCACATCGCCTTCTCTTACTACTCCTTCTTTGGGTGTTGCAAGTGCAACCACAATCAATAAAGTTACAATTACTGCTCCTGCCACCGGATCAACGTTAACGATTGCTGATGGCAAGACATTAACCGCTTCTAATACACTTACCTTTCAAGGTACAGATGGTTCTACCATTAATTTTGGTGCTGGAGGAAGCATTGCATATCTAGCAAACAATAATGCTTTCACTGGTGCCAATACGTTTACAAATGCAACAGGGCAGACATTCAGGCAGGCTTCTGCACAAGATGGCATTGTTGTTACGGGGCGTGCTGGTGGTAGTAGCAGTTATGCAACTACAATTACGCCAACAACATTAACGGCAAGTCGCACGTTAACAGCTCCTGATGAAACAGGAACTATTGCCACTCAAGATTTTGCTACTGCAATTGCAATTGCGTTAGGATAGAACTATGTCAACACAAGTACAATTTCGGCGCGGTACCTCTGCCGAGACAGCAACATTTACTGGTGCTGTTGGCGAGGTTACGGTTGATACAACCAAGAATATCTGTGTTGTCCACGATGCATCACAGGCTGGTGGCTACCCGCTGCTACGAGAAGACGGAACGAACTCCGCATTTTCTCCTGGTTCTTTAACTAGCTGTGCTCTTAAATTTGCAGGTGATTACAATACAGGTATTATTAGTCCTGGCCTGGATCAAATCGCTTTGGTGACAGGTGGTGTTGTTAGACTTACAATAGATTCATCTGGCGCAGTTACCATTCCGGGCAACGTGTCTATCTCCGGCAGTTTATCTGTGGCTGGTACCTTTGACTCAACTGACAACCTCGCTCTTATTGTTGCTCTGAGCTGATATGGCCAATACATTTAAAAACAACACCAAAGCCAGTTTGGTTACCGCAGTAATTACGGATCCATCTGCTACGGTTGTTACGGCTGGTGGCACGGCAACCTTAATTGTTTTGAGTGTACTGGTTTCTAATAAGACAGGTTCCAGTGCAAGTACTGATATTTACCTTGACCGCAATACCGGCGACGATATTTATTTAATCCGAAATGCTCCGATTCCAGCTGGATCAACTCTGGAGATCATCAGCGGAAACAAAGTAATTCTACAGTCCAGCGATAAATTGCAAGCAAGGTCAGATACAGCTTCTGCCTTGGATATTGTTGTTAGCTACCTTGAGCAGACGCCGTAAGGAGGTAAATCATGGGGTTAACCAATGTTGATCTTGATCGTATTGATGGTAATAGCGGTCGCCTTAGTAATGTAATTACATCTGCAATTAATGGTGGTCCGCTTGCTGGCACACGTAACCGCATCATCAACGGCGACATGCGGATTGATCAGCGGAATGCTGGGGCGAGCTATACGCAATCGACTTCAAACACCTACGGTCTAGATCGGTGGCTTACCCGAGCGGACCAAGCATCAAAGTATTCGGTTCAACGTAATGCTGGAAGCGTAACTCCACCTGCTGGTTTTACCAACTACTTAGGCGTGACGGTACTTGCGGCGACCACCATTGGCTCTAGCGACGTTTTTGATCTTGGCCAAGCCATTGAAGGGCTAAACGTCGCTGATTTGGCTTGGGGCAGTGCAAACGCAGTTCCTGTAACCCTTTCATTTTGGGTACGCTCTAGCCTCACTGGTACATTTGGTGGATCTATTCGCAATAGTGCCGTCAATCGCTCTTATGCGTTTAGCTACAGCATCAGTGCAGCAAATACATGGGAATATAAAACCATCACAATCTCCGGCGATACAACGGGAACATGGCTAACTGATACAGGCTGTGGGATTGACTTAAAGTTTTCCCTTGGTGCTGGATCGTCGCGAATAGGCACGGCTGGATCTTGGTCCGCGTCTAACTTGCTTGGAGCAACCGGCCAGGTGAATTTGGTGGCCACCAACGGCGCAACCTTCTACATCACCGGCGTCCAGCTCGAAGCGGGCAGCGTGGCGACACCGTTTGAGCGCAGGAGCTACGGGCAGGAGCTGGCGTTGTGTCAGAGGTATTTCCAAGTATTTGGCGGAGCTGTAAATAATTTTGGCATTCAAGGCTACACTACTGCTGGCAATAATGTCTCATACGGGTATTCATGGATTGTGACAATGAGATCTGCTCCTACAGTCACAATGCCAACGATGAGTAATACTAACACTTCAGGGGTTGTTGCTAACAACCCAAATGCAAATGGCGTTTTGTTTGCTGCTACTGCAACGGCAACTGGCGCTGTCGCCAGTCTCAACACTGGCGGTGGCACTGGAACAGCATCTATAGAGCTTTGAAAATGTATCAACTCATTCGATCCATTGACAGCGTTGCGCCTCAGGTTGTCGTCAGGACAGCGGATGGCGCCTTCATCCCCTTCGACCCTGCCAACACCGGCTACCAGGCATACCTGGCCTGGCTTGAGGAAGGAAACGAGCCCCTGCCGGATCCAGAAGAACGGCCCTATACCTGGGAACAAGCGATTGCAAAACGCGATAACCTCTTAATGGCTTCCGACTGGACAATGACGCCAGGGGTCACCGTTAACCAACATGACTGGGCCGTTTATCGTCAAATCCTTCGAGACATCCCACAAACTTTCAAAGGCTTAGATCCTCTTCAGATTATTTGGCCTGAAAAACCTTCCACCGCTGGACCGAATACCAGGGCTGCTGAAATTTCTGCT